CAACGGAAACATTATCTGTCAAAGGTATTTTGCAGTTAAAAATTTTAACCCAAAGTCAGTTCAATCATTAGACATTATAGAATGTATTAATGAGTGTGTTGAAATGGTCCAAAGTCAATTAAAGAAAAAATCTTTAGAATATCTTTGGGGACAGTTCAACGCGTATGAAAAACAAATAGAAGAACAAATCAATAGAAATTCTATCTACGACAAAGAAGATATCTTTGACTTTGAAATTAGAATAGATGAAAGAGTTATTGGGGCCAGAAGATTTACTGGAAATGTTTATCCACAAAGAGTTCGTTATAGTGTTGATATTCGTGAATTAATACCTAAAATTATCTCCCAAATTCAAGAAACTTTAGGTCAAGAAAAAATACATGTGGAATATTAAACAACAAAATTGTAACAGCTATTTATGAATATACAAAGTAAAAAAATGGGTAAAAATGTTACATTAGGTTATTTAGGTTACAAATTTCAATCAGAACTAATAAACCAAATCTTACACCCAGCCAATAAAAAATTTGCCGATAGAATCATCGACATTGTACACGCAAAGTACTTTGACAATGAATATTTTCGTCTGATAGTAGCTCAAATAAAAGACTACTATGAGAAGTACGAAAAGATACCAACTATCGATACATTAGAAACGATTCTTAAAATGGAAATCAAAGACAAAGTTACACAAGACTATGTTTTTGAAATGTTAAAAGAAATTCGTGATTTGGCTGTGGAAGATTGGGAATTCGTACAAAGTAAGGCATTAAATTTTTGTAGACAACAAGAACTTAAAAAAGCAAATGAAAAAATCAACAAGATTGTTGATAACGGTGAGTTCGATAACTATGAAACTTGTGCTGAAATTTTGAGGGAAGCTCTTTCAGTAGGTTCAGAAAAAGACGATGGTACTTCTATTACAGAAAATATTGAAGCTGTACTAGAAAAAGATTTTAGACACCCAATTCCTACGGGAATAAATGGTATCGATCAGTTAACCGATGGAGGTCTATCACGTGGTGAACTTGGTGTTGTTTTAGCACCGTATGGTGTTGGTAAAACTACCATTCTAACCAAAATCGCCAATTCTGCCTATAACGAAGGGTATAATGTTTTACAAATTGTTTTCGAAGATATGCCTGATGTAATCAAAAGAAAACATTTAGCTTGTTGGTCGGGAATTGATTTAAATGAACTAGCAGAAAGAAAAGTTGAGGTTTTATCAAAACACAAAGAAGTAACTCAAAACAGAACTAATGATTTAAGAATTAGAAAGTTTTCTTCCGAGGGTGTAACTATGCAAACCATCAAATCTTTTGTTAGACATGAAATCTCTACTGGATTTAAACCTGACATGATTGTTTTAGATTATATTGACTGTGTTGAATCAACAAGACAATATAATGATGAGTGGTCTGGTGAAGGTAATGTTATGAGAGGCTTTGAATCAATGTTAAGTGAATTTGGGTTGGTCGGATGGACCGCAGTTCAAGGTAACAGAAGTTCAATCAGTGCCGATGTTGTAACAGGTGACCAAATGGGTGGTTCCATTAAGAAAGCTCAAATAGGACATTTTATTATGTCAATAGCGAGAACCTTACCACAAAAAGAATCAGGCAGAGCAACCATAGCAGTTTTAAAATCACGATTTGGTCGTGACGGTGTTGTATTCGAAGATTGTACATTTGATAACGGTAAAGTATTAATTGATACCGAATCATCTCAAACATTCTTAGGTTATGAGAAAAACCAAGAAGTTAAAAAAGAATCTCACACCCGTGAAAGAATACAAAGAGCGAAAGAGTTGCAGAAGCAACAAAATAATAATTAATTAAAAAATATTTAAAGAATGGAATTGTCAAGTAAATTACTTTCGGACATTACTGTCTATATGAAGTACGCGAAATACATCCCTGAGTTAAATCGAAGGGAAACATGGGAAGAATTGGTAACAAGAAATAAAGAAATGCACCAAAAGAAATTCCCACAATTGAAAGAAGAAATTGAAAAGGTTTACAAACTTGTATATGACAAGAAAGTTCTACCTTCAATGAGAAGTTTACAATTTGGTGGTAAACCAATTGAAATATCACCTAACAGAATTTACAATTGTGCTTATATGCCAATTGACCATTTAGATTCTTTTTCTGAAGCAATGTTTTTATTATTAGGTGGAACTGGTGTTGGTTACTCGGTACAAAAACACCATGTTGATAAATTACCTGAAATTAAAAAACCAAGTTCAAATAGAACTAGAAGATACTTAATTGGTGATTCAATTGAAGGATGGGCTGATGCGATTAAAGTTTTATTAGAATCTTATTTTGGAGCTAAATCATCGACACCTATTTTTGATTTCTCTGACATCCGTCCAAAAGGAGCGAGATTAGTAACATCAGGTGGTAAGGCCCCAGGACCTCAACCATTAAAAGATTGTTTACATAACATTAAAAAAGTTTTAGATAATAAAGAAGATGGTGACAAACTTAAACCGATTGAAGTACATGACATTGTATGTTATATCGCAGACGCAGTCCTTGCCGGTGGTATTCGTAGAGCAGCTCTTATTAGTTTATTTAGTGCTGACGACGATGAAATGATTGCATGTAAATCAGGAAACTGGTGGGAATTAAACGCACAAAGAGGTAGAGCAAACAACTCAGCGGTACTAATGAGACATAAAGTTACTAAGGAGTACTTTATGGATTTATGGAAACGTATTGAATTATCGGGAGCAGGTGAACCTGGTATCTACCTTTCTAACGATAAAGATTGGGGGACCAATCCATGTTGTGAAATTGGTCTTAGACCTTATCAATTCTGTAACCTTTGTGAGGTTAATGCGTCAGATATTGAATCTCAAGAAGATTTTGAAGAAAGAGTTAAAGCAGCAGCGTTCATAGGGACTCTTCAGGCAGGTTATACCGACTTTCATTATCTTCGTGATATATGGAAACGTACAACTGAAAAAGATGCCTTAATCGGTGTTGGAATGACTGGTATTGGGTCTGGTGTTGTGTTAGGTTACGATATGAAAAAAGCTGCTAAAGCAGTAAAAGAAGAAAACGAAAGAGTTGCTAACTTACTGGGAATCAATAAAGCGGCAAGAACTTCTACAGTTAAACCTTCAGGAACTTCTTCATTAGTTTTAGGAACTTCATCAGGTATTCACGCTTGGCATAATGATTACTATATTAGACGTATTCGTGTTGGTAAGAATGAAGCAATATACACTTATCTATTAATTAACCACCCAGAATTAGTAGAAGATGAATACTTCCGTCCACACGATACAGCAGTAATTTCTATTCCACAAAAGGCACCGGAAGGAGCTATTATGAGAACCGAATCGGTATTCCAATTATTGGAACGTGTGAAAAAAGTTTCTACCGAATGGGTTAAAGCAGGACACAGAGGTGGTTCAAACACACATAATGTATCAGCAACTATTTCAGTAAAAGAAAATGAGTGGGAGTTAGTTGGGAATTGGATGTGGGATAATAAAGACTCTTATAATGGTCTTTCAGTATTACCTTACGATGGTGGAACTTATACCCAAGCACCTTTTGAGGATTGTACAAAAGAAACATATGACAACTTAATGAAAAGTTTAAAAGATGTTGATTTAACAAAAATCGTCGAATTGGACGATGATACCAACTTAAGTGGTGAATTAGCCTGTGTCGGTGGGGCATGTGAAATTAAATAATTTACGTATGGAAATTAAATGGGGACCTGACATAACGTTAACACAACAAGTATTGTTAGCCTTATATGAAATACGTAAAAAACACGGATAATAAGAAACCCTCTTCGGAGGGTTTTTTAATGCAATAAACTTTACACTTTAGATTTTATTTTTTGATGGTAAATTTCACAAATAGATATTTATAAATAAAAGATAAATGGCACAAAAAAGATACATCAATATTCAATTCCCATTTCAAGATGACCCAGACGGTAAGTTTTTGAAAATGAATAGTGATGGTAAACAGGCAATAAAGTCTGATTTAGTTCACTTACTCTTAACTAATAAGGGTGAAAGATTATATATGCCAGATTTTGGTGCTAATTTAAGAAGATAC